ATGGATGATCAGCGGGATGGGAATTATTTATGGGAAAAAATAGGACACAGTCAGGAAATTGTGATAAAATATAAGAAATTAATTAAAAGGTTGAAAGAGGATTCGGTATGCTGCAAAAGAGGGGGGCAAATTCAGTTTAATAAAATTGGAAATTGCGAGAAAGGAGAAAAGTATGCTTACAATATTAAACTCAGAAAGCTTATGGATTGGAACAGACATGATACAATTTAATGCGATCAGGGATATCTTGGATCAGGAAAAGATTAAGTACAAATACAAAACATACAATCACTTAGGAGAATGGGCAGGATCAGGAACACTTCGTGGAAACTTTGGAAGTGTGGGGAATCCTACATCACAGTCCATACAGTATGAAATTTTTGTGGCGAGAAAAGACTTAGAAAAAGCACAGGCTGTAATGTGGAATTTGCTTAGATAAAGTAGATACATGATGATAATGAAGAAAGGAAAGATACTGTATATTACTAAAGTGATATGCAGTGCCATTCTTTTTATGGTATAATAATTTTGCAATGTTAGGAAATGGCTTAAAATGGTCATTTCCTAACATATGTGTTACTAATTTGTTACTTGTTGAATGGAAATTTATTATTTCAACAAGAGAATAGTATCTCTCAATTGTTCCACTGTTTTATGATTATAAACCCTATTTCCAACATCTTTAGATTTGTGCCCCATCAGCATATCAATACACTTTCTATTACCACCTGCATTATCAAGGAATGTTTCAAAAGTATGTCTAGCTTCATGAGGAGTTTTCTTCTTCTTTGTTATATAAGAAATAACAGTTTTCCATTCTTCATAAAAATCCCCTTTTTTAAATTTAGATCCTTCATCAGTTTCTAAAAAATATTCATTACTTTTCTTTAGCCGATTTTTCACAAACGGCATGATACGAGGATGGATTGGCACAATTCTGTTCTTCCCTGAAGAAGATTTGCTTCCGCCTTTAAAATATTCTTCTTCAAGATTGATCTGATCACATGTCATATTTAACAATTCCATTAATCTGAATCCGGTGTAAATATAGATTAATACAATATCTACATTTTTTTGATCAGATATTTTCCACAGAGCTTCAACTTCTTTTTCAGTGAATGGAGTGCGTTTAGTTTCTCCCTGTTCTGTGCTGACAGAAATTATTTGAGAATACATCTTATCTATAATGTCTAATTCAAATGCAAAATTATCTAAATGCCACCAAAGTGCTTTGATATGAGATTGTGTAGCGTAACTACGACCACAATCGTCCATGGTTGCTTGCATATGATAAGCTCGTATTTGCCTATATTTCTTTCCGTACAGTTTTTGACAATGTTTATAAGCTGCTTTAAGTGTATATAAACGAGAACTTCCAAGTTTAGGAGCTTTTACTTCAAGCCATCGCTTATATAATTCTGCAAGAGTGACGCGATTGCGATCAATATTCCAAGGATTATCATTGTACCTGGCTAAAATAATATTTGCCTCTTCACGAGTAGCAGCATAGTCCACTGGGACCTGCCTTCCGTGTCCATCTTCATCGTATGTAGTGACTTTAATCACATAAGGGCGTGAACGATTACCTTTTAATTTTGTCACACTGCCGTAGCCGTTGGGGTTTCTTCTTGCCATATATCATCATTCCTTTCTAAAAAAAGGGTACAAAAAATACACCCTTATCAAATTGTGTTTTTGCAGGATGTATGATATAATTCTGGTGTCGAGTCAGAAGCATATCACACACCACGTTGTTGATAGGTTTCTAAATTCCGTCTGGTTGTCAGCCAGGCGGTTTTTTATTTTGACCATTTTCCCGATGTCGGTAAAATGGTATTTGGCAAGTTGCTTTTAACCGTATGGAATTTCATACGGTTAACTTTTGTCAGAGTCTGACAAAAAGTATTTTGTATAAAAATCTGTGCATAAATTGACAGATGCAACATAAACTATTATAATGATCATAAGTTAATTGAAGTGCATAGCACAAAACGATTAACACTGATTTGAATAAAAAGGACATACAATATTAAATGTCCTAAATGACTTAAAATTAAATTAGTAACTTAAGAACAACGAGAAAAAGATTAGTGATGTTTCTGGTGCTTTACCAGAAAAGGTTTGCTAATCTTTTTCTGCATTTTCTAAGAAATCCAGAATCATAACACAACGTTTAAAATTCGTTGATTTCATTATTTCGTCTTTCGTATCGGTCGTATCTAATTCAAATAAGCATCGACAAAGAAATCTTAAGTCAGCAGAAGATAACACAGCATGATTTTTTAAAACAATACCAGATTTTTTATTAATATTTTCTTCTTTGTTCATTTCTTCCAGAATATCCTTTATTTCGGATAGTTCGGGTACTTTTTTCAGTGTTTTAGAAATATTTTTACTATAAATTTTATCTATAGAGTTATGATTTTCAATATATTTATAAAGATGAGATCCTTCTGCAGGGGTAATCTCGCTCTTAGAAAAATATTTATATACAGGTAAAAGTCTGGTGGTTGGAATTGATTTAAATCTTGATATACACATTTCCGTCGGATCAAAATTCTTGTTATCATAAAGAATATCTTCGAAAATCTGATCATCACTGAAAATTCCATATCCAACAGAATTTAAAACAGATTCTTTATAACCAATAGCAACTGCAAGAGGTTTGGTGGATAAATCAAGTTGATCTAAATCATCAATTCCAACAATAATAGATTCAGCTTCAGGAGAAGAAGCACTTTCATCTACAATTTTTTTGACAATTTTCTTGGTCTCGCGAATTTTTTTAGGAGAAATACCAGGGGTAATTTCATTTAAAATTTTGAATACTTCAAGGAAATTATCAGTTGCTATTTCTGTAATAGGAATATCATCTCTGTTTTTCGTGGTGATAACACGATTAATTTCATTTAGTTTTTCTTGGTTTTCGCTATAGCTAATAAAAATAAAATGTTCCTCAATATTTTCTAATTCATCAGATGTTAAACATGATAGAAAATCAGTAATGATGGACTGAATATCTTCATCTTTAAAAGAATAACCCATGAAGATAATTGGTGATTCAGAAAATAGAATTAAAAGTTTTGCAATAAATAATTTTCTGGATTCATTAAATTCAGCATAATCTTTTTCTGTGATCATAATAGTATTAGCATCGTTTGCAGAGCCGTGAATTTTATAGATTTCTGCAATGTTATAACTATCCTTAGAAAATAATTCATGCTGTCTTGTAAAAACAGTGTAATCACCTGGGAAAATATAGTTTTCTAAAAATAAATCATAGTTTGTTGTAATAACAGCAGAAATTTTGTTTTTCAGTTTTTTAAATTCTTCCAATTCTTTTAATAATTTTGGATTACGATTAAGTTTCATTTTCTTAAAATAGTTAGCAAGAAACATTTTATATGGAGATATTCCACGTTTTACCCAGCTAGGGTTTCGACTATTTCCAACTTTCAATTTTATTTTGCGGTCGTAAAATGCGTTATTATATTCTCTTTCAATTACGGTTCCAAGAGCTGTATTTATTTCAAAGTCGGAGAGACCTTGACGTTTAAAGGTATCAACATATTTTTGAAATTGAAAGTCATCTTTACAGAACTGTGAAAAGGATAATTTAAGCAATTCATTCCAGTTAGGATATTTCCAAAGATATCTTTTGGAAATACCAGAGCCAATAAATAATACTGGCATTTTATTACTATGAGAAATTTTATGTAAAATTGTATCCATGCATTATTCTCCTATGTGAAAAGTGTTATAAAGTAACTTTGTCAGACTCTGACAAAATAAATCTATTTCAATCTCAATCGAATCAATTCCTCACTATACCCAAGTGCCAGTGCGATCTGATTCGTCGTAAATTCCTTCATCCATTTGTCATGATCGTAATTATTATTGATTATATCTTCAACCAAACGTTTGAAAGTATTTTTATCGCATAAGACAAATTCATAAAAGTGATTCATTACTTCACAAGCATCTTCAAAAATTGTTTGAGAATAAAATTCTCTTAAATTATAAATTTTTCCTACAAGATATGTTAAATATGGTTCATTAAAAGAATCTGAATGTACACGTGTAGAAGAATATACGCCATCGTTATATAATGATATGCTGCTAAAATTTGAAGCCATAATCTCAAAGTAGAGTGCCTTTAGGTAGTACAGAAGAGAATCTTCCTGTTTACCTGAATCACCTAGCCATTCAGCCATAGATCGATAATTACATGTTAATAAATTGAATTTACTATTTTTCATGTATTCAAATTCTCGATCATTGAATATAGACCAAATGATCTTATGAAAATCATAATTATTTGGACATGATTTCTTAGCAGATATATATTCGTCAATGCCTATCCCTAATTTGATTCTGTGGTTAAACAGATCAATATAATCTTTGTGATTTTCCACAAAATATTTTCCCTTATTAGATAGAGAATAAAATTTTATATGATCAGCATTTAAAATATGCATTAATTCATCAGAGGAATCAGTAGCTAATAGACGATTGATCAAATCTTCTTTGTTCCCTGATACATGTAGACGTAATTCTCTTAACAGAGCTTTTAACTCTGGTATTCTTAAAGAACGCAAGATATCTACCAATTCAGCATCTTTATAATAACCATCTTGGACTAATTTTTTATGAAATTTAGATGGGCTTTTGATTTCAAAATCATACTGGAAGTATCTTGGATATTCGTTGTCGTCCATGATCGGAGTTCCAGTACTGTATCTGTCGAGGAATACAGCTGTATAAAACTCTCTTTTTTTTAGGGAAACTTCTGAATCATTGACATAAGATGATGAATCCAAGGCGATGTTAGGAGTTGATGGTTCATCTAAAACTTCTTGCTTAGGTTCTTCGGGTTTCGACTTTCTGAAAAAATCAAAGATGCTCATTCTTGATGTTCCTCCTCTCGTAGTTTCAGGGAGATTCTGTACTGATCAGCATCAGGAACATCAACAAATTCCACTGTTTTATCAAAATTATTCTTAACAACATCCTTGATCTCATCTAAGGAAACTCTGAAAAATTCTCTTCTTTGGTTTACAAGGTTTAATTTACGATCTTCAAAAGCTCTATGTAAGGCTGCTTCCAATGCTGGAGCATCCTCTGAAAAGATCATTGCATGTACATCAAATTTGAATGGAACAGAAGCATCTCCTAATTCATCTACACGATCTTGTGGATTTAATCTACGTGTCATACCGATTTTGTAAATACCTTCACCGAATGATCCAATGTTAGAAATTACATATACATAACCAGCTTTTTGGTTAGCCTCTCTGTAATCAATATCCTTGATTTTAGTGTCAATCTCGGAAAGAGATTGTATGATTTCCTCTTTCTTTTGATTTAAATCTTCTATATTGTCATCAGAAGCGGTTGAAATTTGATGATTGATATTAGAAAGGGCTTGTTCGTAATGTTTGCGTTCTTTATCAATATTTTTACGTTGTTCTTTTAGTTCTTTTTGTAATCGAGCTTCTTCACGCTGTTGAGCTCTTAATTCTGCCTTTTGTTCCTTTTCACGCTGTTTTTGAATCTGATATTCGAGAGCTAATCTAAGCTCTTGAATTTTCAGATCATAGTAATGAGCGGTTATGGCAATTGACATTGTTACACCCAATTTAGCAATAGCATTGAAACTTCGTTCCATTTTCTTAACAGATGTATCATAGTTATTGTATTTTACCTTACTAATAATCTCATCACATTCACTGTTGAACGCACGAAGCAGTAGCTTCTGCATGTCTCTTACTAACCTTCGTCCTTTGGCTTCACTACCATTTACTTGCCATCCTATGTTCCCGGATACAGCTGTATCATCCTTGATCATTGCTTTCTGCTGGTTTCGTATATTTATGAGCTCTGCTTTATAAGCATCAGCGTTAGTAAAAGAGTAGCGTGGTTCATATAACCCGAAATCCTGAACAAGAACTTCATCAGAGAAAGTAATAAGTTCATTTTTCAATTCTTTTATATTAGAATTTAGCTCATTAATTTCGTCATTGTAAGCAAGAATAAGCGACTTTTGCTTAGAAATTTCTTCCATGTACTTATCATACTGTTCTGAAAGCTTTTGTTCTTGTTCCATTTTATCATGAGCAAATTTTACTTGTGATTCAGAAATCTGTTTTTGTAAAGATTCCAAATCCAACATTTCAGGTGTAAGCTTCGATTCCAATTTAGCTTTTTCGATTTCAAGATTAGCAATTGTTTTTTGCATTTCTAAATTAGAATTTTCTAATTCCTGAATCTTATCATTTAATTCGTTGTTTCCAAATATTGAATTTAATAACCCCATTATGTTCCCTTCATTTTGATTTTAATCTTAACTTAATTAGTTTTTCAGTGTACCCAAGAGCGAGTGCAATTTGTTCAGTTGTATATTCTTGATATTCTAAGAATGTTTCGTCAGGTACCAGAAGTTCCATAGCAAATAAATCAGCTTCTTTTTCGTATTTTGTGGTGTTAAATCCAGTATACGTATCCATGAAGAGAGCGTTAGCCTTTTTATGCAGTAGCATGTGGCCTAACTCATGGGCGCAGACAAGAATCTGTTCATGTTCTGGAAGAGAATCATCAATATAGATAATATTATTTCTTTGAAAATATTGATAAAACCCTCTGACACCTTCAAGTGGCACTGGCACAAGAATAACATTTAGTCCTTTGATAATCTCAAAAGGATTTCTTGTTTTGTGTTTCTTGACAAGCGAATTTACAATCTTTTTTATGTCCATTCACATCAGTCCTTTTTATATTTTTTAGGTGTATATTTTTCCTTGTTCTTTTTCTTAGCCATCTCCATCCCAATTTCCATTGCACTTAGAATAGATTCGATTGCTTCTGGAGAAGCAGGATCGCCATCAAACATTAGTCCTTCTTGGGATAACAATTCAGCCTTGGTAGAACTTATGATATCTAAAATATCGCGTTTATCTTTATGTGATAAAGATTCGTCTGATAAAGAATCAGTTCTTTCCATAGGAACATCATATCCCATCAGCCATGCTTCAGATATATTGAATTTTTCGGCAATTTGAGATAGTCTATTTTGTCTTGGGCTTCTTTCGCCACTTAAATACATTGACATAGATGATTTTGGAATACCAGTACGTTGACAGAGGTCGACCTGGTTAATATTTTTTATAGCCATTAACTCTTGAAGTCTTGTACTTGTGTCTTTTTTCAAATGAACACCTTCTTTCTTATATGTACTATACTCGGATTATAACATTAAAAGTTCACATTTACAATGAATATTTGAAAAAAAGTTTCGAAAATGTGAAAAAAAGAATTGACAAGTGTAAATGATGTGTTATACTAGATATAGGTTCACAAAAACGAAACAAAAAGAAAGAAGGTGATTAACTTGTTCGCAGAGCCTAAGTATGATTATTCAAAATTACGCGGACGAATTAAAGAAAAATGTGGAACAGAAGGCACATTTGCGAGAGAGATAAGACGATCACACAACTATCTGACAAATGTTTTTCAAGGAAAGTCTTATTTTTCGCAGAAAGACATTGATCGAGGATCAGAAGTTCTTGGCATTATTCCTAATGAAATAGGAGTATATTTTTTTACAAAAGAAGTTCACAAAAGCGAAACCAAATAACCAGGAGGTGATCAACCATGAAAAAAAATAGTGCAATATTGATCATTACACTATTTTTATCACAAATCATAAATTATTTTTTGAGCTTCACAGAGAATGTAAGTAAAAAAGAAAGTGCTGTGATTTTTATGCTGATTTTTCTATGTGTAAAGGCTATTTATGAATCAATGTAGATATAAAAGATTTTATTTCTTCTGAATACATATTGAGCGCGAAAGTAAGTGCCCAACAAAAAATATTAAATAGTTTCGAGAACATAGAGGATGGATTAAATCCTATCCAAGCGATGAAAGAGGAAGGAAATTTAAATATTTGTTTCAAAACATTAACAGGATTTAAGGATTCGGTGAATGAATGAAAGATAAAATTTCTTTTCATCATTAACTCATTGCAAAGATGATATGCAGCAACAAGATTTTGTTTGTCTGGAACACCATATTCAAGACATTCAAAACTATCTTTAAATTCTGCGATAGTAGGGTAATAAAAAAGAACATCATTTAAACATTGTTGATAATTATCTTTTTTAATTATTTCGTCATAATAAGATTTTGGCATAATTGCAGAATTTAAATAATTATTTAACACAGTTATTGCTTTACGTATTTTACAGAGAAGAAAGATATTTTTCGCAACAAAATATACGTATATCAATAAGTAAAATAATATTAAAAATTTCATGTTATAACTCGTCCTTTCTTGAATACTCGGACATGGCAGTGCCCTGTAAATCTAATTATAAGAAAGAAGATAAGAAGAAACAAGCGAATTAAATAACCAGGAGGTGAGAAAGACGAAATGATCTTGATCATAATCGGATGTGTTGGAATTATAGCAGGATGCATAGTTACAGGATGTGGAGTGGTAAGAGCAAAAAGAAGCTCCTACACAGACGTGGATGCAATCACATGGTGTTTTGTAGGAGCTAGTATAACTTATATCAGTACTGTTATAACTTCATTTTTACTAAATCATGTATGCCTTTAGAAATGTTTTTTAAATGATCATCGGTATTTTTCCCGCCGGGATATGTATCTGCAAATGGAGAATTTGCACGAATATTAAAAGTAAAAGCATCTTCATAGGTTTTGACAGAGGAATGATATTTCACATGAAAATGTAAATCATCTTTTGTCGTGGCATATCCAACAAGAGGACAACGAATTGCGTAACCTGGAGAAATAATTGCACCAGAGAGACGTGCAAATATATCTTCGCCAAGATCATCATTAAAAATTTCTTTTCCAGAAAATTTATGATCACAAGATATTGAATCAATTGTACATGATGATTGACCAAAATTTTTGATCATGATGTAAACAATGGTGTCTGAATAAATTGAGTAAATTTGAATATTAGGGCGAGTGCTTTCTTCGAGCATCTTATTGTTTTGGCGTAGCGTTTTTACAGAAATAGCTATTGCAATGATACTTGTAATTGTAGAAGCAATAATCCCAGCGATTTCAATTATATCAGACCATGTTATAGAACCTAGAGATTTAATGATATGAGACATATGAAAAACTCCTTTCTTAAAAACTCGGACATGCCAGTGCCCTGTGAATTAAGTATAGGAGATATATGGAAGAAAGACAACAGAATAATAGCAGATGGCTTAATCCTCTGTCCGATACACGAAATTCCTCCCTAAATTGGTTAATTATTAAAAATAGCACTCAATCGTCGGGCAGAGAATTAAGCCATCTGAAGAAAGGTAGGTGATAAAGGTGTTCAGGGACAGGCTTAAAAAAGTAATGGCAGATCAAAACATCAATCAAGTAGAGTTGTCCAGAATCTGCGGTGTAAGTAGATCGACCGTCAGTAAGTGGATGTCTGGAGATTCGGAACCAACAAAAGCGAGACGAAATGAGATTGCAGAAGCATTTGATCTTCCAGAGAATTACTTCGAAGAAATAGTAATTCCTAAAAAGAAAATAGAGACGTTAACCCCGAAAGAAGTTGCGTATTTGATGGGAATGGGTGTTCCAACAATCGAAAAAGGACTGATTCAAGGGATTTTTCCATGGGGATATGCAATCCGGACAAGTGAAAAAAAGCACAGGTATTTCATAAATGCAAAAAAGTTTTTTGCAACTGAAATGATAAGCGTTTGAGAAAGGAGCATAAAGATGCATACAGAGACAAAAGCCATGATCTGCACAGCAGCGGTGCTGATCGCAATGGGAATCTTTAAAGAATTAGCAGCGGTGTGTTTGATCACAGCAGTAATCTATGAGGAAGGAGTGAAGAGGTTTGATGAATGAGAAAGAAATTCTGAAAGAGCTTGATGAAAGAAAAATGCACCCCCTGAAGCGGCAACTCCAGAAGGTGCGGATATAAATAATTTAACACAAGTGCATTATAGCACAGAAAGCGAGAAGGAACAATGACAAAAGAGTTTTTATTACAGTGCGAAAAAAAAATAGAAGAAGCATACAAATGTGCAGCAATCAATCAGGGAGATAAAGTAAACGATATTGTTGGGGAAGTATGTAGGGACATTCTTCTTAAAATATCAGATAGTGTAACACCTGTTTCTGAAGGAACACTACCTTATATCGTAGCATCTCTGAGAGTATTAGCGAACGCATTGTCCAAAGAATTAGATCCTTTAGATAAAGAGATTTCAAAAGCAGTACAGTGGCGAATGACGACAGAGTGTGGGTTTAAGAAACAAGTAGAAAGGATATAAACGATGAAGGAAGATAGATTGCTGATCAGTCGTGAAGTATACGATGAATTAGCTGCATCTTATGAAAGGGTTGAAACTCTTGTCCGGCTGCATAAAGCTGGACAGGATCTTGATACAAACCTGATCTTTCAAATCTTGGGGATCGGGTATCTATTAAACAAAGAAGAATTAGGAGGACTTAATAATGGAAATCACAGTAAACGTAACAGGGCTTGACAATCTGGCAAATGCCATTTTTGCACTGGCAAATGCAGCAGGGAACAGCAAAGAGGAAACACAGATGGATGCAGCAAAGGTAGCACCCGTAGTGCAGCAGACAGTTGTACCAACGGAAACAGTTGCGCCAGCAGCTACAACTGTACCAAGCACGCCACCAGTACAGCCTGTACCAGCAGCGCCCGTGGCACAAAATGCAGCATCTGCGGTTAACCCAGTGCCAACAGCCACAGCAACGCCTACATATTCGATGGAGCAGTTGGCAGTCGCAGCGACAGGTCTGATCGATGCCGGAAAGATGCAGGATGTCCAGAATACGCTAGCGTCTTTAGGTGCACAGACTCTGATGGATCTGCCACAGGAGAAATATGGGGAGTTTGCATCTGCGATCAAAGCGATTGGGGCGGTGATCTAAGATGGCGAAGAAAAGAAAACATGCTTTGTTATCAGCAAGCGGAGCGGTGCAGTGGATCCACTGTACTCCTTCCGCAAAACTGTGTGATGAGCTTCCAGATACAGAGACCTCTTATACCCAAGAAGGAACACTGGCACATGAGATCTGTGAGTTAAAACTGACAGCAGATTCTTTAAAGACTGGAACTTATACCAGAAGAATGAACAAGATCAAAAAGAACGAGCTGTATCAGGAAGAGATGCAGGGATTCACAGATCAGTATGTTGATTATGTGGAAACACTCAGTAATAGCCTTCCTGAAAAACCATATATGGCGGTGGAAAAAAGAGTTGAGTTTGATGAGTACGCGCCGGATGGATTCGGTACTGCAGACTGCATCCTGATCTGCGGTACGGTCATGCATGTGATCGATTTTAAATACGGAAAAGGTGTTCCAGTAAATGCAGGTGGGAATCCGCAGATGGGATTGTATGCACTAGGAGCATTAAAGGCTTACGGATTTTTATATCCGATCGAGGACATTTTTTTTCATATCGTACAGCCAAGGCTCAATAACTTTTCCACATGGAAAACGAATAAAAGAGAGCTGACAACATGGGGCAATGTCGTAGTCAAACCGAAAGCTGAATTAGCTTACAAAGGAGAAGGAGAGTTTCGTTCCGGGGAACACTGCAGATTCTGCAAAGTCTTAAACTGCAGACAGAGAGCTTATGACAATCTGGAACTTCTGGAAACCTATGAAACAAAGCTTCCACCGGAGCTTTCAGACGAAGAGGAGAAGCCCTTGCAAAAGCAGAACAGTTGGTTGCCTGGCATAAAAAATTAAAGTCCTATGCACAGACAAAACTGATCGATGGCGGAGAGATCCCAGGATGGAAGATCGTTGAGGGCAGAAGCAATCGCATGATCACAGATTACGAGAAGATGGCGGATGTCTTGGAACTGAACGGTTTCCCGAAAGAAACTCTGTATGAAAGGGCACAGCTTACCCTGACAGATCTTGAAAAGATGGTCGGAAAGAAAGACTTCCAGACGATCTGCGGGGAGTTCATCCAAAAGCCAAATGGAAAGCCAACACTTGCACCGGAATCCGATAAACGTCCGGCTTATAACCCGAAAACAACAGCAGCAGAAGATTTTAAATAAAAGGAGTAAAAAACTATGAGTAATACAAAAGTAACAACAGGCGAAGTAAGATTTTCATTTCCACACGTATTTCAGCCACATGCGAACAATCCAGGACAGGAAGAAAAATATTCTGTGACGATCCTGATCCCTAAGACAGACACAACAACGATCAATGCGATCCAGGCAGCAATGCAGGCTGCAGCACAGGAAGGTGTCTCTACAAAATTCAACGGACAGATGCCGGCAATGCTGAAGAATCCGATGCATGATGGAGATGGAACAAGACCAAACGGAGAGCCATTCGGAGAAGAGTGTAAAGGACATATGGTCATGACAGCATCCAGTAAACAGAGACCAGAAGTTGTCGATGCAAACTGTCAGGCAATCTTAAATCCTGCAGAAGTATATGCCGGATGCTACGGAAGAGTTTCCTTAAACTTTTTCCCATATAACACAAACGGAAACAGAGGTGTTGGATGCGGACTGAACAATGTCCAGAAAACAAGAGAAGGTGATCCATTAACAGGAAGAACAACAGCAGCGGAAGACTTTGGAACAATGCCACAGTCAAATGTCCAGGCCACAGCAGTTCCGCAGATGAACACACAGGCAGCAGTAACACAGCAGAGCGTAAATCCAGTCACTGGAATTAATCCGATCACGGGGGCTCCGATCAATGGTGGCGGAGTTATGGGATTATGATCCCGCGCAAGAACATCCTGCATATCGATATCGAGACTTATAGTAGTGTAGACATTGCAAAGTCCGGGCTGTACAAGTACGTACAGTCTCCGGACTTTCAGATTCTACTGTTTGCTTATGCCTATGATGATGGACCTGTTAGGATCGTAGATCTTGCACAGGGGGAGAAACTTCCGGAAAACGTGATCGATGATCTGAAAGCACCAGCAACGATCAAGATGGCTCATAACGCAAATTTCGAGATCAATGCATTAAGTCAGTTTTATGAGATCTGGCCGGATCAGTGGCAGTGTACGATGATCCATTCTCTTTACTGCGGGTATCCGGCATCCCTTGCAGGAGTTGGGAAAGCAATGGGATTTCCACAGGAGAAGCAAAAGATGGCAGTTGGAAAAGCACTGATCCGTTATTTTTGTGTGCCATGCAAGCCTACAAAGAGAAACGGCGGACGCACAAGAAACTTTCCTGAACATGATATAGAGAAATGGAACCTGTTTAAAGAATACTGCAAACAAGATGTGGAAGTGGAACGTGCGATCGAGGATCATCTAAAGGATTATCCGGTTCCAACGCAGGAATGGACCAACTGGCATTATGACCAGACTATTAATCAACAGGGGACTCAGGTGGACCTTGCACTGATCAATGGGGCATTGGAATTAAGTGATCAGGCAGCATTAAAGCTTGGAGATGATATCCGGCGTGTTTCTGGAATCGATAATCCGAACAGTGTTGCCCAGTTAAAACAGTGGTTATCCGAACAGCTAGGAAAAGATATCGATAAGTTAGGGAAAGAAGCAGTGAACGAACTGTTAGAAGCTCCACAGGTACAAGCAAACCCCGCAGTTTATTATGTTCTGAAGAAACGTAAAGAGATGGCCAAGAGTTCTGTGAAGAAATACACAGCTATGGAAAACGCGGTCTGCAAGGATGGAAGAGTCCGTGGATTATTACAGTTTTATGGTGCAAACAGAACGGGGAGATGGGCAGGACGTCTGGTACAGGTTCAGAACCTTCCGAGAAACTATATCCCGGAGTTATCACTGGCAAGGAACCTGGTAAAACAGGAAAATGCAGCGATGCTGGAACTGACTTATGGCAGCTTGCCAGATACGATCTCACAGCTGATCCGGACAGCATTTGTTCCAAGAGAGGGATATGAGTTTGTCGTCGCAGACTTTTCAGCGATTGAAGCGAGAGTGATCAGCTGGTTAGCCGGAGAGGATTGGAGACTGGAAGTCTTCCGTACCCACGGCAAGATTTACGAGGCTTCGGCATCCAGTATGTTTAACGTACCGATCGAGAAGATCAAAAAAGGAAATCCGGAATATGCACTCAGGGCAAAAGGAAAGGTCGCAGAACTTGCCCTTGGATACCAAGGCGGTACCGGAGCATTGATCCAGATGGGAGCATTAAGGATGGGACTTACGGAAGAAGAACTTCCGGATATCGTACACCGATGGAGGACAGCGAACAAACGGATTCAGGATTTCTGGTATACGGTAGAGAATTGTGCGATCGAGACGGTAACACTCGGAACAACAAACCAGATCCAGCATGGGATCACGTTTATGAGAGATGCAGATTATTTTATGATCAAACTTCCTTCCGGACGATGCTTATTTTATCCAGATCCACAGATCGGAGAGAATGCATGGGGAAATAAGAGTATCACATACATGGGCATCGATGGAACGAAGAAATGGCAGAGACTTGAAACGTACGGTGGGAAACTAGTCGAGAATATTGTACAGGCAGTGGCAAGAGATCTGCTGGCGAATGCGATCCGAAATATGTTATTCGGTGGTTATCTCATCAACTTTCATATCCACGATGAGATCATAGCAGAAGTGCCAAAAGGTTCTGATCTGACACTGGAGAAAGCCATCGATCTGATGTGCAGGGCTCCGGAGTGGGCAGAAGGGCTGCCGTTAAACGCAGATGGATTTACAGGAGATTTCTATAAGAAAGAGTAGGAGGAACGGCATGTTTCAGAATGACTTAAAAATTAAAATATCAACGGGAAGCAGCCGAAGATCAAAGACCTGGCTGAAACAGGAGATGTACTGGTCTGATTTTGTAGAGAAGCTTGAACATCCGATCAGGACAGAAGAAACTCTGGCAGAGTATATGGGTTACCGCAAAGCAAAACAAGATGAGATCAAGGAT